ACAGAAGCAACTTGGAATAATAAAAAAAGAGAAGTACCAAGTAACGTATATGGAATTAGCACTCCCGGAAGAAAAGCAACCAAGACAGATCAAGTGGCTGCAGATACGCAAGCAGTATTTTATCGCAAAGGCGGACATACTTTTGTCATGGACGATGGAGCATCTAATGCAGACAATGTAAGTGAAGGCACAGATCAGTTAATACGATTACGCACCAGTGGCGGGCATCAAATTCTCATGAACGACACCGAGCATATTTTGTACATCGCTAGTGATAGCGGACGACAATGGTTAGAATTTAGCGCCGACGGGGCTATTAACATATATGGATTGGCTGGATTTAATGTTCGCACTGAAGGACCAATGAATTTATGTAGTGATAGCGCAATATTAATGGATAGCCCTGAAATTGTAATGAATGCATCAACCGCAATCATGATGACTACACAAGGCAGTTTTTCAGTTAGCGCCAGTTCCTCGGCTTCAATAAAAGCCGGTGGATCAGCAAGTATGAGCGGAACTTCGGCATCAGTTAAAGGCACAGCAATTGCTAGTCTAAGCGGAGGCTTAACAAATATCAGCGGGGGATTAATTAACATAAGTGGTGGCCTGGGCTCTGCGGCACTAGGTGCTGCTACCAGCCTAATAGGCGGCGCCCCAGGAACTGCAAAAACAAAATCAACACTAGTGCCCTCATTCAACGGAACCAATTGGGTAGCAAACAGTAAAGCGTTATTGACAATTTGTACAGTAACACCAGGACACGAACCGTGGATTAGAGGACAAACGCCTGGCGAAACTCCAGTGTCTAAAGCCGCCGGGGCAGCAGTTGCAGCAATCAATGCAGCTGCTTCATCAGCAGGTAATGCTGCCGGTAACGCTGCTAGTAATGCTGTTGCGCCAAACAACAACGCAAACAACAACAACGCAAACACTACCCCACCAACTAACGACGGCTAATTATGACAACATCACTTGGAATATTATCAGCTACTGGATTACCAATTACCAACCCCTTGCCAATTAGTTGGCTTGGCAAAGCATTGATGCCCGCCACTCCCCCGACTTGGGCTACAATAAGTACTTTGACTGCAACACAAATACGCAATCTTCAAGCAGAAATTGCCTATGACCAAAGCCTTTGGAATTACATGTTGATCGGCAACAATAATGCTCTTGGAGCATACCAGATTAGTACGCAATTATTGGAAAATTATGGATTATTGGCTACAGGATCAAATGCACAATACGGGACAAATTGCGTAAATTACCGCAATTGTTGGCGCCAAGTACTAGTACGAAATAGCGCCAATTCTTATGCAAATTATCTTTACAACATACAAAATATCAATGGATTCTTGACAAATAACCTAGCTCAAGGCCATTTAGCCTACCAATATATCTTTGATCTTTATAATGGATTGCTTAATAATGGGGCAATTGATAGTGCCGATACTCCGGACATAATTGCAGGAATGATCTATGTGGCTTGGAATTTGGGAGTTGGTGCCCCTCCTAGTTATAATAATGCTACCGGGATCGGGGCTTATGCTTGGAGATACTACAATATTGGCACTGGGGCAAATGCATTTAATTCTGGCCGATACGCAATCACAGTTTTAAGCCAATAAATACAACATGAGTATATATAAAGGTTTTAGCACACTAGTAGACCCAAAGAAATTCACTTTGACTGATTTTCAATTGGCACAACAAGATTTGATTAATTATTTTAATATCCGTAAGGGCCAAAAACTAATGCAACCAAATTTTGGCACAGTTATTTGGGATATGCTATTTGAACCATTGGATGAAAGCACTAGACAGATAATTCAACAAGATATTCAACGAATTGTTGGGTATGATCCTAGACTTAAAGTAGGACAAGTTTTAGTTACTCAACAGGACACTGGATTTTTGATTCAGCTGACCCTAAGCTATGTAAATACCAATCAAGTAAATACACTCAATTTGAATTTTGACCAAAACAGTAAATCGTTGTCTACCAATTAACTACCCATATTATTATTGTAATAAATACTAGATATAGGTAAGAAATATGGCTCAAACAACACGTCAAACTGGTCTTCTTGTTCAACAAGACTGGACCAAAATTTATCAAACATTCACTAACGCTGACTTCACCAGTTACGATTTTGAAACAATTCGTAACACAATGATAAATTATATTCGGACTTACTATCCTGAAACTTTCAATGACTTCATTGAAAGCAGTGAATTTATTGCAATCATTGACATGATTAGTTTTTTGGGCCAAAGTCTTAGTTTCCGCACAGATTTAAACGCACGTGAAAACTTTATTGATACTGCACAACGTCGTGACAGTATTCTAAAACTTGCACGTATGTTGAGCTATAATCCTCAAAGAAACGTTGCAGCCAGCGGGGTTTTAAAAATTGACAGTATCAGAACCACACAATCTATCACTGACAGTAACGGCATCAATCTAGCCAATGCCACTATAAACTGGAACGATCTTACCAATGATAATTGGCTAGAGCAATTTACAACAATTCTTAATGCAGCATTGGTTGTTGGTGAGAGTATTGGTAAGCCAGGAAACAGTCAAGAAATCAACGGAATACAAACCGACGAATACACTATAAATTTAACCAATACCATCATTCCAGTTGCAAAATTTACTAGTACCATAAATGGTGTATCAATGCCATTCGAAGCAGTAAGCGCAACTACAGTTGGACAAAGTTATATCTATGAAGATGATCCAACAAAAGTTGGCGAGTTCAATATTCTATATCAAAACGATAATAATGGTAATGGTAGTAACAATACTGGATTTTTTGTATACTTTAAACAGGGTGCGTTAAATGCCACAACATTTACAGTTCAAAACTCCGTACCAAATAATTATGTAACAGTAGGGACCAACAATATTGTTAACGGAGATCAGTGGTTGTATGCAACAAATGTTACCGGAGCCCCAACTACTAAATGGACGCAAGTGCCAGCCTTACCTGGCATTAATGTTATTTTTAATAATCTAACAGAAAAAAATCTTTACCAAGTTAATACATTAAGCAATGATCAAGTTAATTTAGTATTTGGTGACGGAAGTTTTGCCAACATTCCTCAAGGATCATTTGTATTTTATTACAGAACTGCCAATGGGTTAACTTATACAATTTCCCCAAGCGATTTGGCATCAGTTGCAATTCCTTTGGTTTATGTAAGTGCAAACAATACTTTAGAAACTTTAACTATTGTTGCCAGCTTAAAGTACACAGTGACTAACGCCAATGCAGCACCTAGTTCGTCAAGTATAAAAACTAGTGCACCGCAACAATACTACACACAAAATCGCATGATCAATGGCGAAGACTATAACATCTTCCCACAAACAACTTTTCCTGGAATACAAAAAATTAAAGCGGTAAATCGTACTAGCAGTGGTGTAAGTATGTATTTGGATGCTCTAGATCCAACTGGCAGTTTTAGCAGTACCAATATCTTTTGTGACGATGGTGCTATAACTGCAAATAATAATGTAGCATCAACTTCGTTTACGTTTTTAACCACTAACGATATTTACAATGCAATATACAATCAAATAATTCCAATAATTGATTCTACAGAAATGCAGAATTATTATTACGCTACATTTCCTAGACTTGCAACACCAACAGCAAATATACAGTTTGCTCAAGCATCAGTTACAACATCTAGCAGTTCTGGATACTTGCAGTTACTTGGAAATACACAACAAATTGGCGCTGGAATAAGTGGTAATTTACAATATGTAGCCCCCGGGGCCAGTTTACAATTTATTGCTAATAATGTAAGTAGCTATGCTTCTGTGGCCAGCACAATTTTAAATAGCAGTATTACTACCCCAAGCCTAGTCACACTTGGCACAGTTGTTCCTAGTGGCGCAGTATTAGAATCTATCATACCACCATATAAAACCACATTAACATCATCAGTGATTACACAAATCATTGGTTACATCCAAACTAATGTTAATTTTGGATTATATTACGACCAAGTTAACCAAATTTGGAACTATATAACCCCTTCAATGATTGGCAGTAGCAATAATTGGATGATAAAATTTACATACAATCAAGGTTTATATACTGTATCTTATAAAACAATAAAATATACTTTTAGCAGTGCCGGGGAAACTGTATTTTTCTTTGATCCAACAGTTCGAGTATATAATAGTACCACAGGCAATACTGTTACAGACTCAATAAAAATATTGAGCATAAACCCGCAACCCAATGCCAACGTAGCATTAGGACAAGATGTCACTTGGAAAATTTATAATACAGTTACCTCCACTGATGGATATATAGATGATTCACAAATACTAGTAACTTTCCCAACAACACAAGTTGCAGGAATTCCTGACAACCCAGATTTATTTTATACAATAACTGGCAATGTACCAACTAGCGGCAGTTCTGTAACAAGAAATAGTTTATATTTCCAATACAAACACAATACTCCTGCAAGAAGTAGAATAGATCCCACACCAGTTAATATCATTGATTTGTATATCTTGACTTCATCTTATTCAACTGCATATATCAATTGGGTGAGAGATACAACTGGCAAGGTGGCAAAACCTGCTTTACCAACTTCAAGTAGTTTAGAAATTGAGTATAGCGGATTAGATAATTACAAAGCTATAAGCGATAGTATTGTTTACAACCCAGCACAATTTAAACCATTATTCGGGACAAATGCAGATCCAAATCTTCAGGCAAACTTTCAAGTTGTTATTAATCCAGCAGTGGCTATAACCGAAAACGAAGTAAAAACACAAGTACTTGCAGCCATTAATAATTATTTTAGCATTAGCAATTGGGACTTTGGAGATACTTTTTACTTCAGTGAATTGGCAGCATACCTGCACTCGACACTGGCGCCTAATATTGCCAGTGTCGTGATTGTACCAACAAGCACAGAATTTGTATTTGGAAATTATTTCCAAATAAACAGTGAGCCTTGGGAAATAATAACAAGTTGCGCCACTGTAAATAATATCCAAATAGTTTCAGCTGTAACAGCTGCACAATTGAATCTTGGCAACACACTAGTAGGAACATTTTAATGAGTAAAAACCCTAGTACTAATTTTTTACCTACAGTATTTCAAAGTCCAACGAATAAAAAATTCTTCGGAGCAACACTTGACCAATTAACCACTGACGCAAATGATATACCATTAAATGGATATATTGGTAGAACATTTGCCCCTACTTATAAACAGGGCGATAACTATATTCCTGAGCCAACAGCAACCAGACGAAATTATCAACTTGAGCCCGGAGTAGTAATAAAAGATAATAATGGCAATATAGAATTCACAACCGACTATATTGATCTATTAAACAATATTGCCAATAACAATGGGTTTGCCAATAATCACCAACGCTTATTTGAAAACCAAGCATACAGTTATGATGGGCATTTTGACTATGACAAATTTGTAAGGTACTACGATTACTATTGGTTACCCAATGGTCCAATGGACGCTGATGGCAACCCTACATCTGTTGCAGTATACGCAAATCAAACCCCGTATCAAGCAAATTATACTGTTTCAAGAAACACAAATATTAATGGATACACCTTCAGCGGAGTTGGCAACCATCCCAACTTACCATTAACTCTGGCTCGAGGCGGAACATATACTTTTGCAGTTAGCCAACCTGGATATAACTTTTGGCTACAAACAGAGTCTGGAGTAAGCGGCACAAATAAAAATATAGCAACAGTTTCTACTAGACAAGTTTTTGGAGTTAGAAACAACGGAACTGATAATGGCACAATTACATTCCAAGTGCCATTGGCAAATGCTCAAGACTTTTATTCACAGATGAAATTTGCACTTAATGCATCTAATGTATCTGCAGCAGTTGAATTTAACTATACTGACATACAAAATCAATTATTAAGTACATTCTTAACCAATTTTCCTCAAGGACTAGATGGTATTACAAGCCAATTAAATAACAAGACTTTTGTTTTTGTTAACAATGCATCAGATGCAACTTTTTGGACTACACCAGCAATTCCTAATGGAATCAGCAATACGATAACAATTAATCCAGGCACTGTTATTAATTCAACAACAAGAACTAATGCTTGGAAAATTGCACTAGTACCAACAAGCAATGGAGATTCTTTAATTCAAATATCTCCATCAGCTGCGCCTACCCCATCAACTAAAGTTTTTATTACATCTGGCAATACCTATGCAAGTAATGAGTTTTGGGTAAACAATAATTATCAATTTCAACAAGTACCAGCTATAACTGCCAATCTTGATTATCTTTACTATCAAGATAGCAGTAATCCAGACTTTGTTGGCGTTATAAAATTAGTTGACAATCAAAGTTCAACTATTGATGTCAACAATGACATATTAGGTAAAGTTGGATATACCAGCCCTAATGGCGTTATTGCAACCAACGGATTAAAAATTAAATTTGACTCGTATATAACTCCAAGTTCTTATGCAAATAAAGAATACTATATAGAAGGTGTTGGTGCTTCAATTACTTTAACCGCAGTAACAGACTTGGTAATTCCAGAAAGTTATGGCGATGATATCGAAACAACCCCAGACTATATTACAATTAATCGTGGAAGCCAAGATTTAAATCCATGGACACGATACAATCGTTGGTTCCATAAGGATGTTATTTTAGCCACTGCAAAATACAATAACACTTCTGCAAATTACGGAAGCGGCCTAGTTGCACGTAGACCAATTATTGAATTTGAACCTAATTTACAATTGTTTAATTTTGGCAACCAAGTGCTGCCTGGTATTAACATTGTTAGTTTTGACGCCACTGATGCTTTTGTTAATGTTGAAGGACAAATAACGGCAACAATTGATGGAACCACAGTTACTAACGGACAAACTGTACTTTTTACCAATGACTATGATACTAATGTAACTAATCACATTTATCAAATACAAATTCAAAATATTCTAAGTAAAAATTACATTGTGCTAGTTGACACTGGAATTACTCCAGAGGCTGGCATGACAGTTACACCTACTACTGGTAATCACGCAGGTATAACTTATTACTTTAACGGAACCAGCTGGCTCCCAACACAAACCAAAACAAAAGTAAATCAACCTCCATTGTTTGACATAGTTGATGCCAATGGCTATAGTTTTAGTGACTCAACAGTATACCCGGGTACCAACTTTGTTGGAACTTACTTCTTTGGATATTCAGGATACAACTCAAATACCAGTCTCAATGATACTATATTGGGATTTACTTTAACCTATCAAAATTTTAATAATATTGGCGATATTGTTTTCTCTAATTATTACGATACTGATACATTTACCACCACCAGTGGCACTGTTAATATTAATACTGGTTACTTGGTACAAAATAACAATGGCACCGCAGTCAAATTAAATGATTGGGTAGAAAATATAAACCCTACAGAACAGTATCAACAGTTTACAAAATTCTACGACGGACGTGTTATATCAGTTAATGGCGTTGAGACAGCATTTGTTCAAATTGACGTTTTGCCAAAAGCACAACAAACTATTCCCTACTGTAAAGTATATTTAAATAACTCTTTATTGACTATAAATGTTGATTATCAAATAATTCAATATGGTGTTTACAATGTTGTTGCGCTATCAGCACTTCCAAAAATCAATGATAAAATTGACGTATTGGTGTTTAGCGATGTTCCGGGTCTAACTAGATTTTATCAAATACCTGATAATTTAAACCTAAATCCATTAAACCAAAATTTTGGCTCTATTACACTAGGACAAATAAGAACACACTATAATAAATTAATAGAAAATACAAGCGTAAATTCTATTCCTGTTCAAGATAACAATCTTAAACAACAAGGTGGAACAATAATACAACACCAAGCGCCATTAATCTATTCAATGGCATTTTTAAATAATAGCACCGCCAACTTTGTTGACAGTATTTCACTAGCAAGAAAAGAATATACAAAATTTAAAAATAAATTTTTATCTCTTTGTAATTCTCTACGTGGGTTGAATTATAATGATTCAATTGGTAGCGTTGATACTATATTGCAAAATATAAACGCCATTAAAAATAGTAGTTTTCCTTGGTATTATAGTGATATGGTACCGCAAGGTAGTGATTTTACCTCAATTACATATACTGTAGTTAATGCAAGACAAACCAATTACGAAATAAATTCTATATTTAATAATGCAGAACTAAGCAATAGAGCTGTGCTGGTGTGGGTCAATGGTGTACAACGTACACTGGGAACGGACTATACTTTTAGTCAATTAGTACCTGCAATAATATTCTCGATACCTTTCTCTGTTGGCGATACTATCTTAATAAGAGACTATTCAAATACTGACGGCAATTATATTCCCGAGACGCCTACTAAACTAGGACTATACCCAAAATTTACTCCAAGCATTTATGTAGATAATACTTATCAAACACCAATTAGTGTAATACAAGGACACGATGGCAGTATCACTCCAGCATTTGGGGATTTTAGAGATCAACTCTTATTAGAGCTAGAACTAAGAATTTATAACAATATCAAAGCAGATTACAGTAAGAATCAAATTAACTTATCTGATTTTGTTCCGGGCCGTTTTAAAACAACTGATTATTCACTACAAGAATATAATCAAATTTTGGGACAAAGTTTCCTTGCTTGGGTAGGAGCAAACAAAGTAGATTACACTACTAACAGTTATTACGATGCAAACAATCCATGGACCTGGAACTATAGCAAGTTCCCAGATGTTGTAGATAATTCATTTTTGCAAGGTAACTGGCGTGCAATTTATAACTATTGGTTTGATACTGACACCCCTAATTTAACCCCATGGAGAATGTTAGGCTTTAGTAGTATGCCAAGTTGGTGGGAAACACGTTATGGCCCTGCACCATACACTTCTGGCAATACACTATTATGGAGTGATCTAGAAGCTGGTTATATTTGGAATAACGGCACACCTGGTACTAATACTAAATTTGCTCGTCCGGGACTAACTGGTTTTATTCCAGTTGATTCAATTGGCAATTTATTATCCCCTGCAGATATACCATTATTTTCTAAAGCAAATTACGCAAATGCGTCAAATAGTTATGCCCCGGGACAACAAGGCCCTGTGGAGACTGCTTGGAGACGTAGCAGTGATTATGCATACGGAGTTCAATTGGCACTTGCTATTGCTAAGCCAGCAATGTATTTTAGTACTCAACTTGATACAAGTAGTTTTTATTCTAATCCAGTAACTGGACAATTCGGCACGATTTCAAACGAAAAAATTACTCCCGCTATATTAAAAATAAATGGCAATACGGCGTCGGGCACAACACAACGTACCAGTGGATATATTAACTGGATTGGCGACAATATTAAAAATCTTGGTATGAATCCAGTTACCATACTCACTGAGTACTTTACTAATTTGTCAGTACAGTTAACTTATAAATTGGCTGGATTTACTAGCCAAAACTTATTGACAGTATACGCAGAACAAACAACCCCAGGGTCTACAAACTCTAGCGTAATAATTCCATCAGAAAATTGGAATGTTTATTTAAACAAATCAATCCCAATTCAAAATGCAGAATATAGTGCAGTTGTTGTAACAAAAACTGAATCCGGCTACTCGGTGTCGGGATACAGCCCAACAAATCCTTTCTTTACAATAATACCAAGTTTGGTCAATAACAATACTGAGACGGTAACTGTAAATCAAACGTCAATTACATTATACAACGAACATGTTAATGCAGTTGCAAAAATACCTTACGGTACAATTTTTACTCTACAACAAACAGCTGATTTTTTAATTAGTTATCAACGATACTTGACACGAGCTGGTGGATTTGTATTTGATACATTTAACACAGACCTTGGTACAACACAAGATTGGAAATTAAGTGTACGTGAACTAATTTATTGGGCACAACAAGGATGGGGCTCGGGCACAGTGATTGTGCTAAATCCAGTATCAACAACTTTGAAAATGGTATCAGTGCAATCAACAGTTGATGAAGTTACCAACGTTGCTAACGGCAATAAATTATTAGATCAAAATTTCTTACCTATTAAGAGTAATAATTTTGATATTCAACGATTACAGTCAGCTGGTATTGCGAACGAATTTGTAGTAAGCACAATTGATGGCACTGGCATCGCTTATGCAAAATTAAATTTGGTTCAATTTGAACATGTATTGGTTTTTGATAATGTAGATGATTTTGGCGATATTCTTTATATTCCAGAATCTGGCACTCGACAATATAGATTAAAATTATCTGGATCCAAAACTGGAGACTGGAACGGAGCACTTAGCGCACCGGGGTATGTATACAACGATCCTGCAATTGCATCCTGGTTTTCGGGAACGGATTATCGAACCGGCGATATTGTAACTTACAATGGATTTTATTATACAACCACACAAGACATTCCGGCAACTCAAACGTTTAATCCTATATCCTGGACTCAGATAAACCAATCCAATATTCAAACTGGATTGTTGCCAAACTTTGGACATAACGCACAAAAATTCATCAACATTTATGATGTTGATAAACCACCACTAGAAGAAGATTTACAACTGTACAGCGCTGGTTTAATTGGATTTAGAGAGCGCAGCTATTTAACTGATCTTGGATTGTCAATTCCAACGCAGACAAAATTCTATCAAGGATTCATTAAACAAAAAGGAACAATGAATTCTGTGAATGCGTTAACTAAAGCGCAATTTGATAATGTTCAAGGAAATGTCAATGTTTATGAAGAATGGGCGTTTCAAGTTGGGCGTTACGGCGGAATAAATTCAAATATCTTTAAAGAATTTATACTAGATCAATCAGTATTCACAACCAATCCAGTATCATTTTTGCTTACTAACACATACAGTACTGCAAATATTATTGCTAATTTAACCCTGGCAAACATATACAATGCAAGTAACTTATCTAGCACATCAACTACAATTTATAATAATCGAACAGTTGATCAATATGCCACCGACTTGCCCGATGTTGGCTACGTTAATTTACAAGATGCTGATCACCTTATATTTGATATTGCTGAATACCAAGATAATGTCGCTAGTATTTCTATTGGTGATAAAATATGGTTGGCTAAAAATTATCTAGGCCAATGGGATATATTGCGAGCCGGTAGTACTAAACTAGTAGCCACTAAAGTTACATACATACTAGATACAAATGCCCAATTATACTTAAATGGCCCACATTCTTTTGTTGCCGGAGACTTAATGGTTGTTAAGAATTTTGGTAACGGCATTGATAATATCTATCAAATAGTTTCAGTACCAAATTCTACAAGCGTCATTATCAGTATAAACAATGCCAATGTATTAAAACACCTAATACGAGTATTATCTTTAAACGGCAATGGTATTATATACAGTTTAAATTCTGCAAGATACTCAACAGTATCTAGTCTAGTCTCAGCAACGATTCCAGTTAATGGATGGTTATCAAACGATCACGTATGGATAGATTCTGCAACAACAAACGGATGGGGAGTATATACCTTTAACAATCCTTGGGCTGGTAATTCTGTTGTGAAATCAAGCGCCTTCCTTGGTAATGTTTCAAACAACAAATATGGGACAAGTGTAAAAATTAATAACACCACTGGTGTTGTTTATGTAGGTAACCCAGGGGCAAAGCAAGTACAAGCACTAACAATGGTTAACGGTTCATACCAAGCGTCACAGGTGATAACTAACAGTGGCACAAGTTTTGGTACTAGCATTGACAGTTCTGGAAACATTTTGGTAGTATCTGCGCCAGTAAGCGGAAACGTAAATGTTTATTTTAACGGTAACACTACTAGCCTTGTACAAACAATAAAAGGAGCAGGTAATTTTGGTAATTCAGTTGCACTAAGCGGAGACCAACACTATCTATATGTAGGCACACCTGGAGCCAATACTGCAAATGTTTACTTTGCACAAAATCCAAGTTGGGCCAACGTAACATATTCTTATGTTACTACTATATCAGGAGTGTCGGGAGCATTTGGTAGTGTAATAAAAACAAATAACAATGGCTCTCAAGTATTCATCAGTGCCCCAACAGCCACAAATGGTAATACTCAAGCAGGAAACGTATATGTTTACTCTCGTACCGCAAATGCATTTACATTGGCGCAGACATTGACTAGTTTACACAATAATCAAGGCGCACAATTTGGTACAGGCTTTGCAGTAGATGGTACTGGCGGAAACTTGTTTGTGGGCGTTCCTGGATCAACTGCTAGTGGATTCCAAAATGGTGTAGTTGAGCGCTGGATCAATTCAAGCGGAACGTATACTAGAACACAAGTTATTGCTCATCCTTACATGGATACCGGAGAAAATTTTGGAGCAAGCATAGGGGTCAGCAGTGATGCACAAGTTTTATCGGTTGGTAGCGTTGGATCTCCTGCAGAAGAATTTACAACGTTTGATAACTTGGCATTGGTAATCGATTCAAGTACAACTAAATTTATTGACTATATTGCCAATAGCGGAGCTGTATATATGTTTGAATCACTAATTGATACTTCAATTGGTAACAACATTGGCACATACTTGTTCTCTCAAGAATTAGAAACATCACTAAGTTCAAATGATAATTTTGGATATTCAGTTGATGTAACAAGATCAGTTGCAGTAGCCGGTGCTCCTGGATCATTGAATAATGCAGGACTTGCGTATGTATTTTCAAATCCCTCACAAGAAACTGCATGGACTTTGACTAGAAAACAAACTCCTCAAGTTGACATTAATAGTATTAGTAGAACATTCTTATACAACAAAGTTAATAATACAATACTAGCAGCCTTAGATTTCATTGATCCTGCAAAAGGAAAAGTACTAAGTCAATTTGACAATGATATTGATTTTAAACTTGAAAATGATCCTGCTAGATACAATCATGGCACAGGAACCCTATTCCCAGACCTACATTGGGGACCAAGTCAAGTTGGTGCAATTTGGTGGGATTTGAGCGCAATTAGATTTATTGATTACGAGCAAGACTCACTGATATACAGACTTAATAATTGGGGCGCACAATTCCCAGGAAGCCAAGTGTCAATTTATCAATGGATAGAGAGTACTGTACTGCCTAGCAAATATGTAGCAAGTGGACTGCCAGGGACACCAATGGTTCAAGATGATAGTGCGTATAGCACATACGGATATGTAACTGCTAGCGGAGCAGTACACTTAAAATACTATTTCTGGGTAAGCGGAATTGACACAATAGCGCCCGGTAAGTCTAATAGTGTATTGAGTATTGCTGAAGGAATTAATAATCCTCAAAGCCAAGGTATTCCTTATGCTACAGTACTACGTAATGATGCAATAGCATTGTACAATGTAAAAGGATTGCTTGTTGGGCAAAGTACCGTATTACAATTGGGAAGCAAAGCACCAGAGCCAATTGTAATACACAATGAGTACGCATTGGTACAAGAAGGAAATCCCTCAAGCGAAATTCCAACACAAATACTAAACAAATTAATTGATAGTTTGTCGGGAATTGATGCAAAAGGCAACTCAGTCCCTGATACTTCATTGATTCCAAGTCAACGTTATGGTATCGGTAATAGACCTATACAAACAATGTTTATAAATCCAACATTGGCATTGGCTAATTATCTTTCATTGGTTAATAATTATCTAATGAATTATCCAATTGTAGAGAGAAAGTCTCTTACATTATTAAATAGCCAACAACCAGTACCTGCAGCAGGATCCGGAGCATATTCACTAGTTGTTAATACACTTGATGATTTAGGCTACATTGAAAATGGTAATTTAACTACTGGTCAACGAGTGCTAGTATTGTCAGATAGCTCGCAAATGGGCAAATGGGCAATTTACTCTTTTATAGCTCAAACAAACACAGGCGTGTTATCAACTGATTGGAGCTTGATATCTACACAATCCTATAAGACTAGTTTATACTGGAATTATATTGATTGGTATGATAGCAATTATGATCCAACTACTACCCCAAATCTAACGGTAGCAAACCTATTAGAACTAGGCAAGCAAACACTAGTGGCCAATACTTACGCAAAAGTTCTAAATGCTGGCAATAACAATTTTGTTGTTTACTATATTGATAGTAATTTGAACAAAAACCTAGTAGGTATTCAAAACGGTACTATACAGATTAGTACAGGCACAATACCCAATTTAGAACTACGACAAATATTGTTAGCAATGCAAACTGATATATTTGTCAATGACTTGTCTGCTGAGTATAATACTATATTTTTTGCAATGGTGAAATATATCCTGACCGAGCAAAAAAATCTTGATTGGGTATTTAAAACCAGTTTCATTAGCGCAACGCAGGCAATTCGTAAACTTGAAGAATTTCCAAGTTATGTGCCAGACAACCAAAACTTCTATTTAGATTATATCAACGAAGTTAAGCCTTATAGAACCATAGTTAGAGAGTTTGTTGTTGATTATGTTGGAAACGATAGTTACAGTGGCGACATAACCGATTTTGACTTACCACCATATTGGGACGCTACTCTAGGCGTTTATCGTAGCCCAACAGGTACACAACCATATGATGCTACTATATTGCAATCAGGAGTTTATGCACAATGGAAAGATAATTATGGATATGGAGTTGTCGATGTTGTAATTGGCAATCCGGGTAGTGGATTTGTATTTGCTCCACTAGTGATAATAACAGGTGGTGGCGGAATCGGCGCTACTGGGATAGCAAACTTGAATAGCACAGGTGGTATAAAAAGTATCACAATGCTAACGCCGGGACAAGGATACACTTCAACGCCAACAATTATTTTAAATGGTACTGGTAGTGGTGTTATTGCCTATCCAGTGCTACGAAATGTGTTTACCGACAACAATACAGGACATAATGTAGTTAGAAGTCTTTCGACTACAATGAAGTTTGATAGAATTGACTACACCAATTCAAATACATTTGTATTTTGGAATACAATTACCAGCGCCAACGTTGGCAACGTACTTACAGCCAATACTATAGTTGTTAACAACAATATTTTCTATCAATTGACTAACAATTTTACTATTACAAGCAATTTGGCTTTCCCAACAAGCGCTAATGTTATTT